ACAGAGTTTATAGACTTACTTTTTCTACTTGCGAGTATGTCACGGACATATGCTCGTCCTTCAAGATAGTCAGACATAGCCTGTAGGTCTGGTCTTCCAGAAACTCTAGGGTCAGATACTATATCTTTAGCAAACTTCAGGAAGTTATATACCTTTTGGGTATCAATCTTACCACGAACTTCAGCCCATTCTGGATTCTCTTGGCTAAGTTCATCAATGAATTGACGCTTACGGTCAGCCAAATCCTCAGCAGCCTTAACATTCAGGCTAGGTAATCCTCTTCCGATACGCTCAGCCTCAAGGATATCCATACCTTTATTGTAGGTAATCCAACCCTTTTCAGCCTGAGTAGATGCAATAGCATCATACGGGTCCTGAGACTCACGGAAGTTCCTTGTGCTACCAGGTGCAACTGGAGTATTACGTTGGCTCTGATATACGCTAGGTGAAAACTCACCAGCATTAGCATCGCCTACAATAAACCAACCATACTCTGGATTCTTAGCAATCAAGTCAGATAGTTGACGAGAACGTTTCTCTGCCTCAATAGTTGCAGCAATACCAGTATTGTTTTTTGATAGACTTGTAGAGAAAATAAAGTAATCTTCTCCGTAGGTGTTATAGAACTTTTCAGACGCATTTTCAGGGTCTTCTTCACGCAGTCTGTGCCACTCATCAATATAGAACTGATAAGGAGAACGAGTGTTTGTAGCAAAAGGTAGAGTAAGTTTAGCCGCTGCTTCTAAAGCAAGGATTTGTTTTGCTTTATTGTCAATCTCTTTTGTTGTTGGAGGGGTATCACGAAGTCCATTATCGTACTTGTGATTCTCTTCCATAGCAATAAGAACTGTTAGGTTGCGGCGTGTTGCGTCATCATTGTCAAATAGAGACCAGATACGCTTAGCACCAGAGTTCTGTACTAATAAGTCCTTCTGGAATAGTAGGTCAAGGCTTGTTTTAGGAATAGCAAGAGGTCTATCAACCTTACCAAAAGACATACGCTTTACCCATTCACCAGGGATATTAATGTATGTCTTACCATCTCGTTCTTCTGTAATACCAGCACGGTCAGGTGAGTTGTAAACTATGTCCATCTTGCGGAAAACAGTTGGGTCATTAACTACAATACGACTCCACTTTTCAGCCACATCAGCAAATGCACCAAAGAATGGGAATGCATAACGCATTGTATACGCTGCATCTACGCGCTCTGAGGTATCATAAACGGTACGACGTAGTTCTGCTCTAGCCCATTGGCGAGCATTGTTCTCCAGTTTGCGTATATACTCTGGTGGAATTGTATCACCAGGATATGTATCGATAGCATTGCGAACAAGTGCATCCATACGCTTACGGTAGAAATCTACGAATAATGGTTGACGTACTAGGTTTGTCTCTGGAATTTCGCCAAAGTACTTATAGAACTTATCGCGGATGCCAGATGCATATCGTATTGCTTGATGTGCTCCATTAGCAGCACCTACCTGTGCAGCGTTAACTGCTGGATAGTTTAATGTATCTGTACCAAAAGTCTTCTTAATATCATCATATGTAATCTTGCGAGTCTTTGCTATCTCTTTAAGACCAGAAGCCCATGATGGGAATAGTTCATCAATGTTATCCATGTTTGCTTCTGCAATAGCACGAGCATCTCTACCCATAGCAAGAACACGCATAATCTTACGACCTTCATCGGTCTTTAACAAGAAGTATTCGGCTTCACTAATCAGTTGTTCTCTTGGCTTATTCTGCAAAAGAATCTGGGTAATCTTAGAATTGCGTACCTGACGGTTAACAACTCGCTCATATGCCTGCGCCCAGTTAGGGTCATCGCCACGAATAACTACGAAATCACCAGTTGTTTCAAACACATTGTTTAACTTGGTGCGAGTTTGAGATAGGTGGTCATCTACTAGTCTAGCAGACTCAGCAATGAACTTCTTCTTAATAAACTCAGCCTGTTCAGGTCCAGCACCTAGTGCATCCTCATAGGTAATGCCATCAATGGTACGAAGACCTAGACCAAACTTATCTTTAACCTCTGTTTTACCAGCAAGCATGTTGTCAATGTCAGCAATCTGAGCATCAATTAAGTCTGGGTCATCAGCCAAATCACGCATAGCATCTAGTTCATCTCTATGCGCCTGCAGTTTGACGTCATCGCTCCATTGATACATATCTTCAAGAGATGCATCTTTAAATCTATTATTGAACATCTTACGAGTTGATTCTCTTAAGCCACCAACAAGGGCTAATGGTCCAGTAGTTGTAAGAATACGAAGGAATCCTTCAGTTACGTTTCTTACTGGATAACCAATACGGGCAAGAACCTCAAACTTAATAAGAGAGTCTAGACCATCAATTAAATCTGTAGCGCCAGCCCTAGTTCTGTAGTATACGCCCATCTTATCTGAGCGACGTGCTCTTGATAGACGGTTTAATGCGTTATACATTGTGTCAACATCAAGGACTGGTAGTTGTTTTACCAGTTGTGTCTCATTTAAAGGTAGCGGAACAATGTACTTAAGGTCTTCTGAACCAAGAACAGGGGTAGTCTTTGAACCAACTGGTACAACTCTACCATCATCTAGGGTTTTTGTTGCTCCAGTATAGGCACGCTCACGAATAATGTTGTGTGCCTTAGAGCGACCACCAGCAAATAGCGACCATGCTGCACGGACATCTGATTCATCAAATCCAAATTGCTTTGCTACAGTATTAAACAGTTCTTGTTCAATCTTCTGGAAAGCATTAGCACGCTCAGCAGCATTTGTTGCTGCAGTGTATTCGTTGAATAGTTCTTGCTTGCGTTGAACTGTAAACTGTGCCTTTTTTAAATCGTTCTCTAAGCCTTTAATCTCCTTCTTAAGAAGTTTAACCTCATCAGGAGCAAGAGTTTGAGTATTAAGTCTATTCTTTGCTATGTTGATTTGGTTGAGATATGCTTCTTCTTGACGACCAGCGATACCACGAACACGGCTAAGCATGTTGTCTACAGTTTGCACTGATTGATTATCAGTAAAGTCAATCCAACCACGAGGGCGCTTATAGAAGAATCCAGTTAAAACTCGTATTGGTGCTCCTGCTGCACCTGCTCGTAAGTCAATAAACTTCTGACTTCCAGCAAATGCTTGGCGAAGCATAGATGCTTTATTAAATTCAGGAATTCTAGTAGGGTCAAGGATTGCTTCTGCACTTAACTTCATGTGAAGTTGGCGAAGTTCATCCTCATATAGTGCTGCATTTTCTACAGCCTTCTCTAAGTCAGAGCCTTGGTTAACAAGGTCCATTGTAAGTTGACCAGTTGCTTTATCTCTACCAGCACCAAAGAACTTTGCTGCGGTAACTTCGTCCTGTAGGTTACCAATCTTGACTGCAATTGAACGGCTAGATGCCATAAGTCTTGTACCAGCATCAGCGTCACCCATTGCCATCTTAATGATATCTGCTTTTGTAGCATGACGCAAAGCAGTATCTTCAATCTTATTAGCATCTGCTAAGATATCCGCAAATGATGCAGGGTTTGCTGATTCACGAATAGCCTTAACACGGAATAAATCCGTAGCATCCATGCCATCGGTCTTCTTGATAAAGTCATCAAATGTTGCTTTTACTTTACCAGCCTTGAAACCAGTCTTTTCTCCAGCAAGAATAGCATTAAGTTCGTTAAGTCCCTTTACGGAATAGTTAATAGCCTTGTAGCCTTTTACTATTTTACCGCCAACGATAGTTGGGTCGAGAACAAATCGAGATACTACGTCAGTACCAAAAGATGTATATCGACCAACCAGTTGTTCTCTAAAGGCTTTTTCTGCCTGTTGCTTGTCATAGATATTGAAATCATTAGCAGCAAAAAGAATATGGTCCTGTAGGAACTTATCTGCTCCAGACAGTTTTCCAAAACTTACAGTCTTTGCGACACCAGAGAATACGTTTTCGATTTCATCTAGTGGTCTTCCAAAAACTGTACGTATAATAGAGCGGCCAGTAGAAATATCATGAGCCTTATCCCAGGTCTCTTTAACTTTACCAAAAGAAAAGTCATCATTCCAAATAGGATTGTTTTTCTCAGGCAGAGTAAGACCAAACGATACTGCTTGTGTTGTAAAATTATATGCTTTTTCTAAACCAATAAATACTTTGCCCCAAAAACCTGGTTCATCTTTAGGCTTATTAGGTGCCTTTGTATTATAAGAAGCAACTGCTTCAGCCCTATTTTTAGGTGGAGTAGATTTACCCATATCCAATGGCAATGCCATAGATGAGTTAACATTCCATCCAGCATAGTAAGTATTAAATGCACCCATCGTGTCAAAGGCAGAAGGATTTTTAGATTTCTGCAAATCTTGATACGCTTTTTGTGCGGCTTCTCTTTCGCTCATAGCAGATTAGCCCTTAGAATTCTCACATAATTACGGAACGCTTGTGATGAATTTGGGCTTTGTGCTGCAACCTCCAAGGCAGGTAGATAGGAAAGTAGTCGTTGTTTATCAGAATCTGTATCTGTGCTAGTTGGTAGCATTAAAGCCTCTGTTCCAGCACCAGCACCAAGTGCTGCGCCATCAGTTACTGGCACATCTGGTTGCTCTGTTGGAGCAGTAAGAGGGGTTACTTGCGGCATAGAATCAATTGGATTCATCAATGGAGCAGTAACATTACCAGCCATTGGTGCTGCCTGTTGCTGTTGCATTGTAGCCTGACCTTGTCCGTAACCTAAACCTGAATAGTATTTTGCGGATTGTGTACCGCTTTGTCCGTTTCCACCAGTTGCTGATACATTAGCAGGATTATTTTGTGGAGCCGTTGGGCGGTATCCGCCTCTGTTCTCTGCCATTATTTCCTCCTACTTAGAATACTGTATTTTAGTTACTATTGGGCCACCTGTAAAGATATCCCATTTAGTTGCTATGTCTATTGCTTTCTTAATAATTTTTTCTGCTTGTGTTGCAGTTTCAACCCTGTCAACTCTAAGTGCTTCCATAACACCAATAGCGATGTCCCCACCGCTACCAGAGTAATAGATACCGCGAACATCACGGTCCCAAGAGTAATCCTCAAAAATAGGATAAATGATTCCGCGAATGCTAATAAGAAATTGTGAATCATGCGCTGCCGCATCGCCGTCCTCTTTCATGTCGTAACCTGCGTCAATAAACAATTTGCGCATGGCAGGTATAAATTTCTTAGTTACGAATAAATCTAAATCTTCATTTGCTCTAGGCTTTGGTGGTGTCCATCCATATTGTAACAGATTTGAACCACGTCCTGCTCCAGAACCTGCAATTAAGATTCCGTTGTTCTCTACAATCTTTGGCGTAGCCATATCAATTGGACGACCAGAATCATCTGATGAGCGAGAATCGCATCCAATGACAGACCATCCGTCGCCTTGAATAGCAGCAAGTGTTGTCATTGTCCCCTCCCACCACTATCGTCTACGAATTGTTCTTACGCTTGCGTTTGCCTGTCCTCCACCAGTTAGACTTGACAATAAACTTTGTACGTCAGGTGGTGCTGCTGGTGGCATTTCCATTGGAGATGGACCTCCTACTGGAGAGGAGGGAGCAGGGGACGGTTGCTCAACCTGAGGTGCTACTCCAGCAGGAGGAACTTGTTCTTTAGGTGCGAATGTTTGTTCAATCGCATCTTCGATAGCCTGTCCCTTTTGTCGTGATTTAATCACTGCGGCAATTTTAGTTACAACTTCAGATGGGTCTTGTCCTTGTGTTGCCATCTGTGGGATTGCCTGAGTGTATGCTTGGAGTGAAGCAAGAAGCGCATTGCGCATATCTTCAACTTCAATCTTCTCTTGCTCTGCGCTAACATTAACATTAAATGGAAGTTCACGCATTGCCATATCCTTGGAGATAAGTTTACCACCAAGAGCCTGAAGCATAAATATAAGACCTTGTGCTGGGTTCAGACCTGCAAGCATACCATATCTAACATCAGCGGAGTAATCTCCCTTGATGTCCTTGCTTGGTTTGTATTCTAATGCGTATGGAGAACCAGCATCTACACCGCGAATTGTCTTTTGTACATCAAAAATTGTTTCGTCTAGTTCAAAACATAGACGGATTACATCTCGAAGAGCCGTTGCAAATATTGCTTGCGCACTCTTGACCTGAGTATCAAATGCTCCCATAAGTGCCTGGACGCCTTGACCCGTAACGATAGACGCATTAACGTTACCTGTTCGTCCTTCTGGGTAT